CCGGGGGCAGTTTCCCCATCAATACCCGCGCCAGGGGCGCGTCGGCGCTGCAACTGGCCCACAATGCGCCGCGCCCGGCCGGAATTCGGAAGGCCGTGGTAGCGAAATATCCTGGGCTGGGGAAGCAGAGTCGTTGATTTTACGGGGAGACTCGTGATACAAGTTTAACAAACATTTGTCGTCTCGCTTGGGCACGGGTCATGACCGTGCCGACACCTCTTTACCCTGGGAGGCGAGACGCACAGAGGGCACACGACAAGGGGACGTGTTCAGGCCGGCGGGGGAGCCGGTCAAGAACAGGTCCCTTTTGTCGTGGTGTCCATGAATAAAATATATGAATCCAGACGCAGCGACGGTGACGGCAGGCGATATTACGATTGACAGCAATCACGAGAATGCTGACCAGATCACGATGGCGTTTGCAGAGCCCGAGACGCCAGCCTCAGATGAGTCGGAGACGCCCCCGTCCCCCGAGCTGTCCACCGACGCTCCGGTAGAGGCGACGGCCGCGGAGGGGGAAACATCCGAGACCGAGGAAGTTACGCTGTCAAAAGCTCGACGGCGAAACCCGCAGGCCGCGGTTCAGTCGGCGATTGCCAAGCAGCGCGAGGCGGAGCGCCGCGCCGTCGCCGCAGAGTCCCAACTCGCCGCCCTTTCGGAGCGCAAGGCTCCCCAGGATGCCGCGCCGGCCCCGGAGTCTGTCACCCCGGACTGGGCGCGCTTGAAGGCGCTGGCGGGGGCGCCCAAGGCGGACCAATTTGAGAACTACGACGATTACACGGCCGCGTTGGCGACCTTTGTGACTGACACCCGCCAGCACGAATACGAAACACGTCGGCAGGCATACTACCAGGAGCAAGCACAGCAGGAGGCACAAGACTCCCACCGCTCGCAGTGGGAGGGTCGTCTCGCGCAGGCGCGTATCGACATTCCGGACCTCGATGCGACCCTTGACCCAGACGTGGCAATGTCGAGTCCGATGCAATATCTTGCGATGGAGAGCCCGGTGGGAATTCCCCTCCTGCAATACCTCTCCGCGAACCCAGAGGAATCTCAGCGATTGTCCACGCTGCATCCGGCAGAAGTCTACCGGGAAATGGGCAAACTTGAGGAACGGCTTACTGCGGCACCAGCTTCTCCACGCGGCCCCGCGCAAGCCATCAGTCATGCGAAACCTCCGATCCAGCCGCTCGGAAGTTCGCCCCATACGCCCGATGCGAACGCGGTCACAGAGGATTTGTCCTTTGATGAGCACTTCAAACGGATGAATGCTGCCGACCGGAAAGCCGGGCGTTTTTAATTCGAGGACAATATGGCAAATACGCTTGCGACCCCTAGCTGGGTCACGAAAGAAGTCGCCCGCGGCTTTTTGAACAAGCTGGTCTTCCTGGCGCACGTAAATCGGACGTATGACGATCAGTATGTCCAGTCCGGTGCGAAGGTCGGCAACACGGTCAACGCGCGGCTACCGCAGCGTTTCACCGTTACCGACGGCCAGGCGCTCCAGTTGCAGAACCTCTACGACCAGACGGTGCCCATCACGCTCACCAACCAGAAGAATGTGGCGTTTGGGTATTCGAGCGCGCAGGCCACGACGGAGCTGGACAACATTCGGACCCGCTACGTCACGCCGGGAGCGGAAGCTCTGGCGAATGCGGCCGAAGTGCTGGCGTTTGACAATGTCTACGCCGACATTTACAGCTCAGTGGGCACGCCGGGGACAACCCCGTCGGCCACGCTCACCTACTTGCAGGCGGGCGTCAAACTGACTGACCTTTCCACGCCGCTCATGGGGCGCGTGGGCATGTTGGACCCGCTGGCGATGTCCACGCTGGCCAATACCACCAGCTCACTGTTTAACCCCAGTGCGGTCGTCTCGGAAAACTACACCGAGGGGCAGTTTGGGCGGAAGCAGTTGGGTGTGGACGGCTGGTATCAGGACCCGGTGCGCCCGACGCACACCACGGGCACCTTTACCGCCTCGACCCCCCTGGTCAACGGCGCGAGCCAGACCGGCAGCACCATCTCGACGGATGGCTGGGCCAGCGGCGCGGCGACCCTCAACAAGGGTGACGTGTTCACCATTGCGGGCGTCAATTCCGTTAACCCGCTGTCCTATTCGGACAATGGGCGATTGCAGCAGTTTGTCGTGACCGCGACCACCTCGGATGCGTCGGGGGCGATGGCGACGTTGCCTATTTCGCCGTCGATTATCACGAGTGGGGCATTGCAGACGGTGTCGGCCTCTCCGGCTAACAACGCGGTGATTACCGTTTTGGGTGCCACGGCGGCAGCCAGCGGCACACTGGCGACCACGACCTCTCCGCAGAGTTTCGTCTACCACCCGGACGCCTTCGCGTTTGTGATGGCGGACCTGATGAAGCCGGGGGCGGGCGCGGAGAGCACGACCGTGCGGTCGAAGTCGCTCGGGTTTTCAATTCGGATGGTGGAGCAGTACCAGATCGGCACCGACCAGAATCCCAGCCGGCTGGACATTCTCATCGGGGCCACCACCATACAAGCGCGCCTCGCGGCGCGGGTTTGGGGCTAAGTCATGGCATTGGCAACAACGACGCTCAGCTCTGCTGTGGCGGTCACGGACAGTTCCATTGTGGTGGCGTCGGCCACCTCGGTGGCGGCGGGACGCCTCGTCCTTATCGACGGGGAGTTTCTTCAGGTCACGCAGGACTACGTCAGCGGCACGACCGTTGGGGTACTGCGGGGGCAGAATGGCACGGTCACGGCGGCACACGTCGCCTCGGCGAATGTGACACACGGCGCGGCGGCGGACTTCACCGTCGCGGCACCGGGCACGGCCAACCTGCGGCCGGGCTTGATCGCTTTCACCACGACCAGCTACTCGGCGGCTGGCGCGGTGAGCTTCGGTGCGGCGCAGTGGACGACCGCGGTCATCAACGGCACCGATGCGCTGGCGATGACGATTGCGAACCCAGACTCTAGTCAGGACGGCATTTACCTGAACATTGTCGGGAATGGCAAGGCGGCCCACACCATCACGTACACGGCGGGTCTGGGCGATGCGGGCTCAGGTTACGACGTGGGCACGTTTGATGGGAGCGGACAGTGCTCGGTGCTGTTGGTGGCGGCCAATAGCATTTGGGTGCCGTGTCCATCGCCGCTCAGCGGTACGCTCACGTCGATTGACGTGGCTATCGCGTAAGACGACCACCTCCGGGGCGGGGTCAAGGACCCCGTCCCGATTCTTTTGGAGACAATGTGTATGTCGATTATGCACAACCCCGACTCGACGTATTCGCGCGAGCTGTCGCGGTGGGACCTCAGTAAACGCGAGGGCGGATTCGGGGCGGATGGGTTTGAGCCCTTTCCGACCATGCTGTATAAAGCCTTTCCCAACTCACAGGGGACGGTGATGTGTGGCGACCCGCGCGCGGCGATGGGGGACGCAGACGCAGAGACCTTTTCGCGAAAGTGTCAGTTGTTTATTAAGGGCCAGGAGGACATGGAGCGCGCCCTCAAGGCGGGCTGGTCCGACACGCCGGATGCGGCACTGGTCCGCTACGAGTCCGACCAGCGGTCGGTGGCGGATACCGCGGCCGCTCGACATTTTAGCGACCAGCGCATGAGTGCGTCGGCCCAGTTCGAGGCGCAGACGGCAGATGCGTCAACGCACGAGCATGTGGCGGCTGTCCCGGTGCGTCGGAAGCGCGGGCGTCCGGCGAAGAAGGTGGTGACTCGTGCCACAGGTGAATAAGACCTACAACCGCGCGGCGGCCATTACCAAGTCAGACACCGTTAATTTTGACGGGTCCACCTATAGCGCCAACCCGACGACCCAGGCGATTGCCGCCGAGGCGGTCTATTGTGGGGGAGCGGGTGTGGTGGCGGCGATTTTCCCGAGTGGCAACGTGGAGAACTTCACGGTGACAGCGGGGCAGACCTTGCCGCTGCACCTGATCCGGGTCAATAGCACGAATACGACGGCCAGTCTCATGGTGGCGCTCTACGAGGACTAGCCGTGACCGTACAGGAGTTAATCACCGCATCGTTGCAAGACCTGCGGGTGATTCAGACGGGCGAGATCGCCAGCGCCGACGACACAGCGTTGGGACTGTCTCGCCTCAACGACTGGATTAACAGTCTCGCGACCGAAGACCTCACCGTTTATAGCGTCCTGCGGACGACCTGGACGCTCTCCACGGCGGCCTCGTACACGATTGGGGCGGGGGCGACCGTCAATGTGGCACGCCCCACGGGACCGATGGCGATTGACAGCATCGGCTTTCAGGACACCAGCGTCAGTCCCACGATGGAATATGCGCTCGGCCCGGTGCTGACGGTGGACGCCTATGCGGCCATTGCCCAGAAGGGCCTGACCAGCGTCTTTCCCCAGAATTGGTATTACGACCCGACCTATACCTCTGGCTTCGGGACGCTCTATCCCTATCCGGTCCCCACGAGCTCGACGTTGGAGGGGGTTATTTACACGCAGAGCCCGGTGGCCGAGTTTACTGCCCTCACGGACACGGTGGCCCTCCCACCTGGCTACCGACGGTTTCTCCGCACGGGGCTGTCGATGGAGTTGTCGTCGGCGTTTGATGCGGGCCTGACCCCCGCGCTGCAACTGGCCGCGATGGAGAGCAAGTCGGATGTCAAGCGGGCCAACATGCGCCTGCGCGACCTCGGCTGTGGGACCGCCGGGGTCTTGTTTGGCGCG